TAATTACTTGATTATCAATAAGTTACAAATACTAATTTATACCATACATGGAATAGATTTCGCTATTTATTTGCTATATTTATACCATACATGGAATAGATTTCGACATTTCCTAGAGTAATATATTTTTATGTTAAACTTAATACTATTATTGTTATGACTTTTAAAGAAGATTTTAAACCTAGTAAAGTTTATAATAAACTTGTTAATGATGTTTGTTATAATGCTGATTGTTTAGAAGAATTTGAAAAACAAAGACTTGTTGTTGCTAATCCTTTTAGTTATAATAAAAGTACCAGAACTGGTATAGTTGCTGAATTTGATAATGGTTATCATCTTAGTAAAGAAGTTGGCATTAAACGTAATTTTGTTACTATTGGTATGAGAGTTTGGGATATAATAAGAAAAAATAGATATGCTGTTATTATTTCTTTTATTGGTTATATTGCTGAAAATATTAAATTTAATAGATCAACTTATAGTTTCAAATTATAATGTGGCGATAGAAAGCAGACAAAATTATTCACCGCTTGCAATCGGTGTATTACAAAATGCATACAGAGAAGCGACAAGGTATAAATCTGCACTTATCGGTACGGAACATATTTTGATTGCAATAATAAAAAAACTCACGCCTTGCGAGTTCCCTTTTTGCCAGTTGAATGATTTTCTCTTTGTTATCTCGAACCTGCACACCATCACCCCCTTTTCATAGCTGTATATAGATTGAGCTTATTCCTCATCAATGAGCTTTTTAATATCAGCCGTATCTATTCCCTCGAATGGGTTTTTCACCTCGACGGCTGCGTCTATATTCTTAGTATCTCGCCATTTAGCTGGCTGTCTGTTTTTAAGCCAGAATATTAATGATGTAGAGTTCGGCGCTACATCCTTAGTAGTACGCTTAACCTCTACTATCTCGCTTTCGCCTGTTTCTGGGTTGTAGATACGTTCTTTTACTACCTCGTCGAACTTATAGCCCATAGCACTTTTAAGCAGTGCATTCTCTACAATTCTATCGACTACCTCTTTACCACTTTTTATGGCCTCAGTAAATTGAGGGTATTTCTTTTTCCAGTCATACAAGGTTGTAGTAGTAATGCCGATATTATGCGCTATCTGCTCATCTGTGAGGCCGTCTCTAGCCCAACCCTCTAATAGAATAAGATTGTCAGCCTCTAGCCATTCTTTATATAGGCCTTTGCGGCCTGCATTACTTTTTCTTTTTGGTTGCGCTTTTTTCGCCACGATCTCACCTCTTTTTATGTGTAAAAACAAAAACACCTCGAACAGAGTACCCTAATCTCTGCCGAGGTGTTCTTGCGATGTCAGTATGTCTATAAGAAAGGAGGATAAAATGAAACGTAAACTTAATAGTTCAAGCACCTTTTACCACTATCATAATACCACACTCTAATAGTACTGAATATGACAGCTTTTTGACATTTTAAAGTGCATATGCACCAAATAAATAGATACTTAAATCATCTATTCCTTTTTCTAGCCACCTATAGACATTTCGCTCTACTGTGTTATGTTTTTCTGCGATTTCTGCGATTGTTAAGTCATTGATATACCTATCTATCACGCATTCACAATAGTGTTTATCGTTGTTAATGCAGTTAGTTCGGTATACATCGAGCATTTTATCAATGTGCTCAATGATGAGCTCTGTACGCCGTTTACTTGCGAGAATGGTTTCAATCTGTAGCAGTCCTCTACGATTAAACACCTCATACAATACTGTTTGTAAGTCGCTAGGCGTCAAGGTATCCTCTGCCTTTGCAATAGCACTCTTACAATGTGCTTTCATAGCCGTATAGCCCTCGAGTAGCGTTGTAGTATTCTTATAGGCTCTTTCGTTTTTCTTTGCGAGCATATCCTCATTACGCCGATTAAATTCGGTTAAGGCTGTTTGTGCTGCTGTTTCTGCTGCAATTTTTACAATAGCCTCTACCTCTGACTCGGTAAAAGTACGCCCCTTACATTCCATTCAATCACCCCCAAATATAACGCACGCCAGCAGCTAACAATAAAAGCATGCCTAATGTAATTAGAATACTAAACACGATAGAGCTTATGAATATAACCCATGTTATATAGTTAAGGCGTTTCTCGTGATCATTGCTATATTGCTTTTCCAAGTTTTACCGCCTTCCCATTTACCACCTTGTAAATAATCTCATCATCAAAATATACGCCGTTTGGTATGCGATTATTTCTTATAAGCCATTGCCTAAAGAGTTTGTTAATGCCTAGCTCCAACTCTTTAATTTCGCTCTCTGGTACGTTTTTAAGCGTATCATAATCGTTTATATCGTTTCTTAAATCAATGGCTAAATCTTCGACTAATTCCCTAGCAATTCCACCAGTAAAAGGCCACCATTGAGAGCACGGCACCAGATAAAATATATTCTTGCCACATCGCTCGGCCTCTTTTATGCCTGCCGCTATTGCTGCTTTGTAGCTGTGTATTTCGTCCTCTCGAGTCCATTCATAATAGCCACTCTCGAGAGTAACGATATAAGTATTAGTTTTCATCGTCGCCACCTGCTAAACTAACCATACTTTTATGAGCCAATGCAATATCATCAAAAGTCCAGCTCGTTTTGCCTTTTTTGTAATAATAGATATTGCAGCCGTCGCATTTTGCAAAATGCCTTTTTAACTTTGTTCCATTACACAAATCAACAATAATAGGCGTATCTACAGCCACTTTACTCCAATCAAAAATACCGAGATACTTGCCAATATCGAGATAATTCGGCTCATTAAAATCTGGTATCAAATCACTCAATACATCAATTCGCTCAAAGCTGCCCTCAATATATGTACGGTCATTTTTAAATTTTGGTTGCTGTTTTGTAGCTATATATCCACCTATACCACCAGAATGAAAAATATACTTAAAGCCTTTGTCATATAGTTTTTGTAACAGCCATTTACGGCCCTCTTTATCGTTCATGTTATCCCCTCACTACTACTTTTAACCGCTTACCAATCGTAAAGCTGTTATCTGTAAGTTTAATCTTGCTATCTAATAATCTAAGGTCGATTATATCCATAACCTCTAAAACCTTATATCCTACGCTATCTTTAACCTTGATAAATACTCTATAAGGCTTATTCTTAGCAATTTTTCGAGCATAATTTAAAGCTACATCGAGCTCTTTATTAGTGATCCAATCGGCACACTTTAAAATCAAGCTAACCCCTTTTGGATATTGATGTATCTCAAACTCATCAAAGCCGTGTTTCTCTAATTCTCCCATGCTACATAGCATTACTTTTCACCTCTTTGTCTATTAGTTTATGCAGCTCGCCTTTAACATATGTTCTTGTCTCCTCGATATATTCCTCTAGTTTGTTGCTTTTTAAGATTTCAGCGTCGCATAGACTGCCTAAATCAACTTTTACACCAGCATTTTTATAACGCCAGATGAACCCATATATCATAGTAGCGGCCAAAACTGACTCCCTTTGCTCTACGATAGGAATGATTATATCGTTACCGATAACAATGGTTAAAGCCATTTGTAGCTGTTGTAGTTTTAATGCGTGTTCATAGTTAATCATGCTTACACCTTACTTTTTCATATCTGCGATCACGAATGACGCAAGCGATACTATAAACGTACCGAGGAATGCAGCAAGCACTCTCAATACATCGCCGCCAGTTACGCCAAATAGTCCAATTAACCAAAGTACTAAGGCAATCGAGAGCGCAACGCTCTCAATTTTCATGATAAAAATAGATACTATGAATATGCTTTTTAAAAGTGATTTCATATATTAACCTCATTTCATTTGATACTCGAATTTAATATCTGTTTTTGGTGCGTTAATCATAACGAAAATGCTATGATGTGCAGGCGATTTTGTATGCTCGCCTGTTTCACTGATAAATTTAACTCGCTTAGTCGGCACATATACACTTATGTTTGTCTGACTAAATAATTTATGCCTTTGTACCCCCCCCCAGTGTATCTATGGGTAATACCAG